TTGAAATTGGAGGCCTGACATGGCTGTAAATAGAATTGACCGCGAAGCAGATAATAGAGTAGTAGCTGAACGCCCGAAGCAGTGGGCACCTGCTGAACTTCTCCCCGAGCCGATTAAACAGCCGGGCTATGCCTACCGGTGGGTTGCTACCTCGATCCTCAACGTCCCTAACCCGCGTAATTTGTCAGGCAAGTTGCGTGAAGGATGGGAGCCAGTACGGATTGAAGAGCAGCCGCAATTCACACTGCTACTCGATCCTGATAGTCGTTTTAAAGACAATATCGAGATCGGCGGGTTGTTGCTCTGCAAATGCCCTCTGGAACTTGTTGGCCAGCGTAACGATTACGTTAAGCAGCAGACCGAGAACCAGATTAAGGCGGTGGATAACAACTTAATGCGCCAGAGTGATTCTCGTATGCCTATCTTCAAAGAAGGTCGGTCCGATGTTTCCTTTGGCAAAGGTAACTAATCTTCTCTTAGGAGTTTTCCATGGCTTATCCTATCGTTTCAGCCCCCTACGGGCTCAAACCGGTTAATGAGGTCGGTGGTCTTCCGTATGCGGGTTCTACCCGTATGATCCCGATCGCTTCTGGATATAACACCAATCTGTTCTACGGTGATACCGTGCAGCTGTCTGGTGGTACTCTGGTAGCCGGTGCGTACAACTGTACTTCTAGCCCCACTAGCCCGATCGCAGGTACCATCGGTATCTTTCAGGGTGTGGAATACACCAATCCGGGTACCAACCAGCGCATCCGCGCACAGTACTGGCCTGCCGGTACCGTAGCTCAGGACGCAGTTGCGTACGTTATTGACGATCCGCGTACCGTATTCAAGGTCGCCGTAGGCGTTCAGGGCACCTCTTTGGCTAACTCTGGCACCACCATCGGCTACCTGAACGAAACCTTCGTCGGTACCAACGTATACCCGCTTACGGGTAACACGGGTTCTACCACTACTGGCGACTCTGCACTCCTCGTTACGGGCGGCGCAGTAGCTTCTGGTACTTCTGGTAACGTTCGTCTGGCTGGCGCAGCGGCTCCGTTCCGCGTACTCCAGCTGGTTCCTGATACCGCGGTATCAGTCGCAGCAGTAGCCTCTACTTCTGGTTCTAGCACCACTGTTACCCTGACTGCAGCTAACTCTGCAATTCAGCCCGGTATGCAGCTGATCGCACCGACCGGTACGGGCTCTCTGGCGGGTAACTTCATCAGTGTTGTCACTGTAAGTGGAACCACGGTCACCGTGAGCTCTGCTGTTACGCTGGCTTCTGGCACTGCGGTTACCTTTATTGGTTACCCCGAAGTTGTGGTTACTTGGAACAACACGTTCCACAGCTACACCAACTCTGCTGGCGTATAATAGGAGGACTACTTAAATGGCTATTTCACGCGCCCAACTTCTTAAGGAGCTCCTCCCCGGTCTGAACGCTCTGTTCGGTCTGGAGTACGCTCGATACGGTGAAGAACATAAAGAGATCTACGAAACCGAGACCTCTGAGCGTTCATTCGAAGAAGAAACCAAGCTGTCTGGCTTCTCAGCTGCTCCTGTCAAAAACGAAGGTCAGGCGATCTCGTACGACAATGCACAGGAAGCATGGACCGCTCGTTACAACCACGAGACCATCGCCCTCGGCTTCTCCCTCACGGAAGAAGCAATCGAAGATAACCTGTACGACTCTCTGTCTGCACGTTATACGAAGGCTCTGGCTCGTGCCATGGCTTACACCAAGCAGGTTAAGGCCGCAGCTGTTCTGAACAATGGCTTCAATGCCACCTACGTTGGTGGCGATGGTGTGTCTCTGTTCAACTCAGCTCACCCGCTTGTCAACGGTGCTACCAACAGCAACACGCCTTCTACCCCGGCGGATCTTAACGAAACTTCTCTTGAAGCGGCTGTTATCCAGATCTCCCTGTGGACTGACGAACGTGGCCTGCTGATTGCAGCTCGTCCGAAGAAGCTCGTCGTTCCGCCGCAGCTTCAGTTCGTTGCTACCCGCCTGCTCGAAACCGAGCTCCGCGTCGGTACCAACAACAACGACATCAATGCGATCAAGAACAACGGTTCGATCCCGGAAGGTTATACGATTAACCACTTCCTGACCGACGTAAACGCTTGGTTCCTGACCACTGATGTACCGAACGGTCTGAAGCACTTCGAACGTATCGCTCTCCAGAACTCTATGGACGGTGACTTTGATACCGGCAACGTACGGTACAAGAGCCGCGAACGATACAGCTTCGGCTGGTCGGACCCCCTCGGGGTATTCGGCTCTCCGGGAGCTTACTAAGTGTAAAATGGACTGGGAGTTCCCGGTCGGGATCAGGGGGCTTCGGCCCCCTTTTCTTTAGGAGACAATGATGGCTAACCCTTTAGCAGCGCTACAGGCATATTTTCAGAGCAACCCCCAACAAAGCGCGGGTATTGCATCGCTACCGACTACGTCTGCCGCACCGCCTCCGCCAGCGGATACAGGTCCAGATCTTCCTCCGATATGGCAGCAATTTGACGTAAATACGTTGCCTAAGAACTATGTCGAAGACCCAGAAAGTCTACGGTTCCCTATGTATGCTGCAGGAACAGTACCTAAGAATACAGACCCAAAAACAGGGCTAGAAACCCTACCTCTTAGGGACAAGACCAAGATGATGCGTAGCGATACTGGAGAGAACTTGGGTAATCCGTATCTATCCGGGGACCAGATATATGCTATCGCTAGGGGTATGGGGGCAACTAGGCAGCATGGTGTAGCGCAGCTACCGCCGGAACAATTAGCAGGAATGATTCTGCAGGAAGGACGCCCAGACCTAGGCAATAACATTGGGGGTAAACGGGCCAAAAAGCCGGAATACTACGACCCTAACAGTAAAGCGCAGGCCGAAATGTTTGATACGCTGAAATCTAGCGGGCTGCATAGCCATACAGCCTCTTGGCTTACCAAAGCCACAGCTAAGCAACAGTTGGCTGACAGGTTAAAGATCCCGTTCGGAGTCGCATGGAACGGTACCGGTACTAGCAATTATCAGACAGGAGCGCAGTACGGTAGGGAGCTGCAGGCTAACATCAGGGCAGCACAACACCCCAAGAACACCCAACTGCTCGACCTTGTTAAGCAAGGCTATCAAGACGGTTTAAACAACCCTGTAAACGTCAAAAAAGCGGATCTGGAACAAGCGCAATAATCGTCGTTGACACCCGTAATTAAATACCATATAAGGAACCAAGTTCTGGGGATTTTTCCTGTGCCACCACTGACCCAGCAGACGATGCAACGATCGGTACAGGGCTCTTGCATGAGGAGTATTTAAAATGGGTAGAGCTACCTTTTCTGGTCCTATTCTTTCAGGTGACGCTCGGTTTGGGCCGCAGCGCGATGTTGGCTACACTCTGCTTAGCCAAGCTGCTGTATTGGATTTTTCTGTTACGACCCCCGGTTCGCTTAACTACGGCGGTGCTTCTGGTCAGTTCGTAACCTCGCTGAGCAACAGCACGAATTCTCCTAACGTCAACGCATCTGTCATTTCTCCGCAGGCTGGACAGTATTCTGCTAGCCCGACGATTGTGGCTCCGACCGCTGATGCTACCGGCACTAACTACCGCGGAGTCATCTTTTATCTCCCCGTAGGCTCTACGATTGAAGATATCTTCATCGATAACATCGTTCAGCCCACTGACGGTACCCATGCTGTAACCAGCATCCAGCCGTACATTTCCAACACTTTCGCTACCTCTGGCGGCGCATACGCTACCTCGGGTGCTATCACCGGTTCTTCTATTGGCCGCACGTCAGCTACTTTCACCGCCGCTCAGTATGCCAATGCTATTACTACCCTTGCAGACGTACAGAATACGTTCGCACCTAATGTCGTAGAACCTCCGTTCTTCTCTCAAGTAGTAGTTACTCTGGCAATGACGGTATCGAGTCTGACCTCGGTCAACGCAGGTAAGCTGGCAGTTTATGTCCGGTACACTCAGGTAGATCCGAATGTAGGAAGCAGCTCCGCGTACCCCTACGGTAACTTTGACTAACTAATCCCGAGGGGGCTCCGGCCCCCTTTTTCGGACTAACTTAGGAGATTAGTTATGACGATCGTAGTTCCGCAAAATTTAGGGCAACCTATGTCTATCACGCGGGTAGGAAGGCACGAGCCTTTCGAGCTGCAGGTAAGTAGGGGGCAGATCGGCTACCACACTCCAGTGGAGCTTTTTGGGTATAGCACAGCGGTAGGTAGTACGGCGCAAGGCCCTCTTTGGGAAGGTCTTACTCAGTCTGGGGGTAATTACGTTTACCCTTCATCAGCAGCGCAGCTGACTCTTGTCAGTAGTTCAACTTCGGACACGTCCGCACTGCTTGTGCAAGTACAGGGCTTGGATGCCAACTACAATTTGCAATACGAAACTATTGCAATGAACGGCACGACCGGCGTTACCACGGTGGGGTCTTACTTACGTATCAACGGGATGTACTGCCTGAATGGTAATAACGTAGGGACCATCACCGCTAAAATCAGCACTACGCTGTACGCGCAGATGAATCCCGGTGTTGGGCAGACTCAGATGTCTCTTTACACGGTGCCTAATGGGTATACGTTCTACCTGACCTACGTACAGGCTAACGCCAGCATTGGATTTACGTCAAGCGCGTATATGACATTCGCTGAGTACAACAAGTTTAACCTCCCTGCTACGGACAGCGTAAACGGCTATCCCGTGCCTATAGGTGGCAACACCACGCTTTTGTCACAGTCGCCGTTTGTTCAGATCTTTAATATCCCCTATACCGTACCTGTAGCACATCCAGCTGGCACTGATATTCAGTACCAGATGAAAGCAAGTACGGGTAGTCCATACACGGGCAGCATTTTTGCAGGTGGATATTTGATTGCTAACTCTGTGAGCTAATCATGGCTAAGTCACCCGCATGGCAGCGTAAAGAAGGCAAGTCTGAGAAAGGTGGCTTAAATGCCAAAGGTCGCGCCTCTGCCAAAGCGCAAGGTATGAACCTGAAGCCTCCGGCTCCGAAGCCAAAGACCAAGGAAGACGCAGGCCGGCGTAAGTCATTCTGTGCCCGAATGTCAGGGATGAAGAAAAAGCTGACTTCAAGTAAGACAGCTAATGACCCTAACAGCCGGATCAATAAATCGCTTAGAGCGTGGAATTGCTGATGTCTGACCCATTTGAACACGTAAACGAAGTAGTAAAGCATATAATCGACGCATTATCGCTTGTTACTGTGGTAGGTACTTTGATGGATGCTTTACCCTCTATTGCGGCAGGGTTCTCGATTATCTGGACGATAATTAGAATCTATGAGACCAAGACCATACAGGCTTGGCTCAAGGATGATGACGATGACTAAGCTCGGTGGTCGTACTGACCGCCAGAAAATCAACAAGCCTAAGACCCGGCACGGGGATATGGCCCTTTTCAAAGAAGGTGGTACTGTGAAAGAAAAAGTTAAGCTCTCTGAACCCATGGGTAAAGTAAAGACCGCTGCTCCTAGCCGCGATGGTATTGCTCAGAAAGGCAAGACCAAAGGCAAGCAGATCAAAATGTGCGGCGGCGGCATGGCCAAGAAAAAGTAGGAGCACTACAATGGCTAAAGTAGTTAAAGAAAGTATGGAACCGATGAGCGGCCCGCACATGGTCCGTCATGATGACTTCGTCAGCAAGCATTCTGCTGGTGGCCATAAGCACCATAAAGAGCACTTTAAGCCGCACGGCGCTGGTTTTGAGCACGAGATGGACAAGGTTGTCCGTATGTGCGGCGGCGGCAAGGTAAAGTAATGAGAGCTTCTCGCGGTATGGGTGATATCAACCCATCCAAGATGCCCGGCAAAAAGACTATTAAGCGCAAGGACAACCCTGATTCTGTCGATATGTACAAGAAAGGGGGGTGGATCAAAGGGGCTATTAAAAAGCCCGGCGCTTTACGTAGTGCACTGGGCGTTAAGGAAGGAGAGAAGATCCCTGCTGGTAAACTGGCTAAGGCGGCTAAAGCCCCCGGTAAAATGGGTCAAAGGGCTCGCCTCGCTCAAACTCTTAAGAAATTAGGTAAGTAACATGGCATCTAAGCAGGATATTCTTAGCTTCATCAGCGTCGAAGGTTTTTCTCCGTCTGGGTATGAGGAGAAGATTCTTGATAAGTTCGTAGCATTTCTTGATGCTCCTCCGGTAGTGGCCGAAGCTGACCCCGTAGTGGAAGAGCCCAAGGCTAAGACCAAGAAAGCAGCTGAGCCGGCAGCGGAGTAATCCATGGCTACGTCTGGTACCACCGCGTTCAACCTAGACCTTAACGATCTTTTCGAAGAGGCGTTTGAGCGCTGTGGTAAACAGCTGCGTAGCGGTTATGACTTCCGTACGGCCACAAGGTCCCTAAACCTGCTCACGATTGACTGGGCAAACCGGGGGATCAACCTGTGGACGATCGAACAAGATCAGATCGTCATGAACACGGGGCAGGCTATCTACGCTTTACCTGTCGACACGATCGACATTCTTGACGCTGTGACTCGCCAGTATAACGGTTACACGACGGACCAGATTGATATCAACCTGAGCCGTATCTCTGAATCTACTTACTCTACGATTCCTAACAAGAACGCTTACGGTAGGCCGATTCAAATGTGGGTCAACAGGCAGAGTGGCAACACCGCTGCTATCCCTGCTACGACACTTAATGGGGCGATATCTGCCACAGATACAACGATTACGTTGTCATCAGTTGTGGGCCTTCCTACGACGGGTTTTGTAACTATTGGCACCGAGATCATTGCTTACCAAAACATCCTTGGTAATCAGATCGTCAACGCGTGGCGCGGTCAGGCTAACACTACGGCTGCTAGCCATAATTCAGGGGCTCAAGTGTTCAACACTCAGCTCCCGTGCGTCAATGTATGGCCGACTCCGAATTCTCCGGGTAATCAGTACACGCTGGTCTACTACCGCATGCGCCGCATGCAGGACGCCGGTACCGGTGTGACGACTCAGGATATTCCGTTCAGGTTTATCCCCCCTATGGTGGCTGGAGTTTCGTACTTACTTAGCATGAAGCTTGAAGGCGTTGATCCTAACCGGATTGCAATGTTGAAAGCGGATTACGAAGAGCAGTTCCAAAGGGCTGCTGACGAAGATAGAGAGAAGGCTAATCTCCGTATCGTGCCTAGGGATATGTTCTACTACAGATAGCCATGCCTAATAAATACGCATCTGGCAAATACTCGATCTCCCAATGTGATCGATGTAACTTCCGGTACAAGCTGAAGGATCTAAGGATTCAGACGCTTAAGACTAAGCCATGGCATATTAAGGTCTGTAGGGCGTGTTGGGACCCCGATCATCCCCAGCTCCAGTTGGGTATGTACCCCGTTAATGATCCGCAAGCGGTACGAGATCCTCGCCCTGACGTGAGTTACTACATGTCAGGAACAACCGGGCTTCAAGACAATTTCACGGATGGGATTGTTGAGGATGGGTTTGGATACCCAGCCGGTGGTAGCCGGGTTATCCAGTGGGGGTGGAACCCCGTAGGCGGTGCCAGAGGATTCGATTCTACATTAACCCCTAACAACTTGATCTGTGTAGGACAAGTGGGTACAGTCAACATACAAACTTCCTAGGAGGCCGATATGGCTAAGCACGACGACGTTGCAGAGGATAAGAAATTGATTAAGAAAGCTTTTGGCATGCACGATAAACAGCTGCATGAATCAAAAAAGACCAACCTCAAAGGACTTAAGAAGGGTGGCGTTACCTCTGCTTCCATGAAGAAGTACGGACGTAACCTTGCTCGCGCCAAGAATCAGAGTGGTGGTTAATATGGCTAAGGACAACAAACCGGCAACCGCATACGCGGGTCGTTCCAAAGAAGTTGATATGCAGCGTACTGTCAGCTTTGAACAGTACAGCAATCAGGGTTATCCGGTGGCTGGAGACATGAACTCCAAGTCCCCCTCTTTGGTTGTCAGCATTGGTGCCAACAAGACCAAGAACCTCAATGGTGAAATCACCATGCGGGGCGGCGGGGCGGCTACCAAGGGTACTAAGTGCCGTGGGCCGATGGGTTAAACCATGAATTATGAGACCCTCTATAACAGCATTCAGGCATATACCGAAAATACGGAAGCCCTGTTTGTGTCGAACATTCCTGTTTTTATACAGGAGGCTGAGGCTCGCATATACAACATGGTGCAGATCCCTGCACTACGTAGGAACGTAACAGGTAACGCTACGACAAGTAATCCTTACTTGTCACTGCCGAATGATTATCTGTCGACCTATTCGATGGCTATCATTGACTCTACTGGCGTCTATAGCTACCTGTTGAACAAGGATGTTAATTTCTTGAGGGCAGCTTACCCCGATCCTTCCTACGTTGGGGAGCCTAGATACTACGCGTTGTTTGGTTCGCAGAAGTCTAGCCCGAATGAGCTTAGCCTTATCATGGCCCCCACACCAGATCAGGACTACAGCGTAGAACTCCATTATTTTTATTATCCGCCTACCATCGTACAGGGGCAAATTTCAGCCACTATAGGCCTCGTTGGAGGCACTTTGTACACCGATGGGGTATACCAGAATGTAGCGCTTACAGGTGGGTCTGGAGCTAACGCTACCGCGGATGTCGTTGTTGCTGGGCAGCAAGTAGTATCTTGTGAGTTTAAATTTGGTGGTAACTTCTACGTGGTGGGCGATGTTCTCTCGTGTGCATCATTGGGTTCAACGGGTTCTGGGTTTAGTATTACCGTTAATTCTGTGTCTAATGCTGACGGTACTAGCTGGCTCGGTGATAATTTTGATCCGGTTCTTCTTTATGGGGCGATGAGAGAAGCTATGCTCTTTATGAAACAGGAGCAGGATCTCGTGTCGTACTACGAACAAAAGTTCCAAGAAGCTGTAGGCCAGCTGAACCGCCTCGGCACCGGCCTTGAGCGCGGTGATGCGTACCGCGATGGGCAAGCTAAGATCAAGGTTAATCCATGATTACCCAAGGCCAGACTACGATCTTCAAGAAGAATTGTTTAAGTCGTCTGGAAGACTTTACGGCTACGTCTCCGTACGTTTACAAGATCGCTCTGTATACAGCTAACGCTACGCTGAACAACGCGACAAACGCATACTCTACGGACGGAGAAATCACCGGTACCGGGTACACCGCTGGAGGTAAAACTCTAACCCCTATCGCTCCGGCCTATGACACTACGGCTAATGTAGCCTACGTATCGTTTGCTACGGTGGTTTGGAACCCGGCGTCGTTCACATGCCGCGGTGCTTTGATCTACAACAGCACGACTGGGGCTGCTGTTGCAGTGTTGGATTTCGGTTCAGACAAAACGACAACGAGCACTTTTACAATCAATTTCCCTACGGATGACGCGAGCAACGCGATCATTAGGTTTGCTTAATGAGGTCAGTATGAGTAACGAACTTTCAAATTTTGGCGACCACGCTGTAGCTTCCCTGCAGGCCAACGCGGTTATTCCCGAAGGTATGGGCATCGAAGGTTCTTGGTACGTTGAGTGCCATGACAAGGATGGCAACCTGAAGTGGACTGAAGAATTCCCCAATCTTGTCGTTGCCGCAGGTAAAGAACTCCTGCTCAATACGTTGCTTCGCACCTCGGGAACGTATACTACGGTAGGCCCGTTCTTGGGTCTGACTAAGGTCAGCCTGACCCCGGCAGCGACAGATACTATGACCACGCTGGTTACGACCAATGCGGCTGAATTCATCAACTATACGGTGGGCGGCTCTGCGGTTCGCGGTACGGCGGTGTTTGCTGCGGCAACTTCTACGGGCACCACGCCTTCCAACGTGACTTCATCCACGGCTACGGCTATCACCTACACCATCACGGGCGCGGGCGGTACGGTCTACGGATGCTTCTTGGTTACGGGTACGGGCGCTGTGAACACTCAGAGCTCAACGGCAGGCACTCTGTATTCTGAAGGCAACTTTAGCGTAGCTAAGACTACGACCGCTGGTGATACCGTCAGTTGCACGTACAGCACGAGTGCTACGTCCTAATTTAGGAGCCTCCAATGGCTTTAGTCGTCGCGGATCGCGTCCAAGAAAGTTCGACAACAGCGGGTACGGGAACACTCACCCTATCGGGCGCGGTCACGGGGTACAAAACCTTCAGCACCGGAATCGGTAACGGGAACACCACCTATTACACGATCTTTGATTCCACTGCGAATGTCTGGGAAGTAGGACTCGGCACTGTCGGTGCCGGGACGCTCTCGCGGGATACGGTCCTCTCCAATTCCTCCAATACGACCGCGCTGATTAGCTTCGCTGGTAACACAATCAATGTCTGG